GAAGNNCCAAGATTTGGTGAATAGACAAAGTCAAGGAAGAAAATGAGACCAGAAGGGAGGCTCATTGGTTGAACGCTAACAAGATCGTTAGCAATAAGTCCGGCGAATACACGACGAACGATAGGAAAAGCAACAGAAGCAAAACCTTGAACATCACCAGCACTCATTGTGCTAGCTTCTCGAAGAAGTTCTTTTGCTTGATTTTCCAAAAGTCGGGCCATATTGTGACGATCACGTTCGTCACCTAAGCCCTCAAGTAGACCTGTCTGGGACCACTTGTTCAAAAGAGCTTGTCCTTCTTTCGCCATATCGCGTTGGACAATCCCTTCTGTAAGGGTTTCAAGAATAGACATTATTTAATACCTCCATAAAATGATTAATTTATGCCAGCGAGTTTTTTCATTCTGTCAGCGAAAGACATGGACTCGGTAACCACATTTTCTTTACGCCTAGGCATGATCGCTGAAAGATTAGATCTCCTGTTTACAGACTCGCTCAGTGATTTAGGACCGCTATTTGTGCTAGATCCCACTGTAGCAGTAAGAGTCTCGTGAAGAGTTTTTGCTTCTTCAGCAGAGTTTGCCTGAGCGATGGCTTCAACAATTTTAGATTTTTGTCGCTCATTCAGGGAGGCATCGCTAAGTGTTTTGTTAGAGTAAACAAGTCTCGCATTTGAGATAATTGCTTCATCTAATTTAGATTTGAGTTGTTCTACAACTCCTAAAAGCTTGTGTGCGTCCTCGGTGGTTTCACCCAAGGACTCTTGAAGTTCAGCGACTCGTTTAATAAGCGCTTCGTTTTCTTCTTTAAATTTTGTGTCTTCCATTCGAGCAAGAGTTTTATCTTGATCGTATGCTCTAGCACTATCATACGTTGTATTCCAGCCGTGTTTTACTTCTTCTACATCGACTGTCAGTTTTTCTTGCATCATACTGCCGTCGTCTTGGGCTTCAGCGGCGGTCTCTTCGCCTTCTTCTTGTTCGTCTTCATCCTCTTCTTCATTGAGGATTTCTTGAACCATTTGAATCATTTCTTGCAATGATACTTCATCATCAAGAATGTCATCTGCTGCGCCAAGATCACCTAGTAAGTCCTCTGTAGTTTCTGGCTCTTCGCCGTCTGACATCGGATCATCTTTGGCTTGGGCTTTTACTTTGTTAAGGTCTATATCAAATTGTGATGGATCAAATTCAAATTCCATGGATAGTTCTGCTTGAGCGCCGGGATCAACAATTGATTGAGGGGCAGCAGCCATTGGGGCGTTTACATCAACAGAAGTCGCTGATGTTGCATAGTTGCCTTCCATCTCTTGTTCGTGAAGCATCTCTGCCTCTTCGAGTTGATCCATTTCAGATAGAAATGTTTTACCGTCTCTTCCTTCAACTTGAACTCCATCCTCATCAATTGTTCTTACTTGACCAATTTGATTTGACTCTAAATGTCGGACGTAGGAACCCACTTGGATACCGGCAGAGACTTTATCTTCGAGCAAAGCTTCAACCGCATCTTTTATTTGAGGTGCGTATTTTTCTATGATCGCTTGTTCTGCGTTTTTAAGGGCTGCCTCTCGTAGAGCAGTCGCATCCACGATAGCTTGTTCTAACATTGAAGACATTCATCTCTCCTAGGAATACTATATCACAGTAAATAGTGTTATTGATAGGAAAAAGAAGATTACAAACTCCAATCTTCATTTAGTTCCAAAGTTATAACTACTGATTGTCTACCATCAGAAGCTCCATTGTTTTTAAATAACCCAAACACTAATTGATCTCCGGGATCAAAACTGTTTGAGCCGGTTACAACAGGTTTACTATTTTTTAAATCAAGAGTAACTGTATTTCTAGTTTGTGTTGTTCCTGTAAATGTGTAAGATATCTCTTTCATATTTTCTGCGGATGAAGTGCAATGTATTGTGGCACCTAAGCCATTTGTTGTATTAATGCTGTTTACATACATATAAAATACATATGTATCACCAATTTGTGGAGCACCGTCGTTTCCTCCACTGGAGCCTGTTGCAGAATTTAGGCCTTTTGATATACTTACTCTTGTTACTGATCCACTTGCCGGTGCGGTAAAGAAAATTTCTGGTACGCCAGCACCTTTTGCTCCTTCGACTAAATTTAGAGGTATTAAAGAGGTGCCACTAGAATTCCTGATAAAAAACGATGGATGACGCACATACATAAAAGAAGATGCGCTAATACCCTCTAAATTTGATCCATCGCCATAGAAAGCAGATGCTGAAATGTTTACTGAGGCTGATACGTTTCCTTGGGACGTAATATCAGCGACGAATATATTTCCGTTATTATCAAGGAATGTGTTTCCTCCGGATGTAATAACCCCTGACGGGCTGTCCGCAAAGTGGAGCGACGAACCAGAGATACCGACACTTGATGACAATGCATTTGCATCTACAGTCACTGTTGCCGTACCATCGGGAACCTTAAATCTTATGATTGAGTCGGCCATTAAGTTTAGATCATTGTCGCCATGTATTTCAAGCTTCTTGGTATGGCCTACGCCTGACGATGATGATACACCATGTATGTAAGGCCCTTCATCGGATGTACCCGAAAGGTCCCAAAGTATTTTATTGTTATTATTATTGGCTAAAATAATGTTACCCGATCCGCTTATGTGACCTCCGACTAAAACATCGGATGAGGCAGAGATGTTTCCATCGACAACAAAATTGGGATTATTAAATGTTACCTGACTCACAGCATCGATGTTGCTTGCATCGCCACCTGCGACAAGCATTCTGTTTGCAGTGTAGTTGTCAATACTGTTAATTGTGTCTGTAAGGTTTGCACCAGACCCATAAAAAGCAGAAGCACTGACATTTACTGACGCACTTAAGTCACCGATCACTACTGCTGTTCCTGTGACCTCAAGTTCATTTTGAGGACTCAATGTTCCAACACCCAGTCTATGAGTAACTGCACCAGTTGCCGACACAACAAGTCCAATAAAGTTTCCATCAACCGATGCAACATTAGCCCATCGAGAACTCAAATCTGAGGCTCCCAAGGTGAAATGATTATCTGTATCTGGTACAAGACTGGATGATATCTTTGAAAAAGAACCAGTCGTTACTGTCATGACGCCTGTGGTCTTGCCAAATGTAAATGCTGAGTTACCAGCGGTTGTTCCTCCGTCATTGAATTGAACTTGAGTATTTGCTCCTGCGGGTCCGGCTGTCACATTTATTAAACCACCGCCATCGCCTTCAAAAAAAGCACCAGAAATCGCTGTTGATGCAGAAACTTCGCCAACTGCGATGGTCCCCGGTAAACGATCATTGTTTATTGTGCCCGCAAGTTGGCTTCCTTGAATCTCCAAGTCTCCTTGGTATTGTGTCACACTTGCTTCAGAAATTCTAGCATTAGCAAATGTTCCAGTAGTAATTTTAGCTGTATCTAAATCAGGTATTCTTGCATCAGTAAATGTTCCAGCGGTAATTTTGCTTGCATTTAAATTAGGTATTCTTGCATCAGCGAGTGTTCCAGCGGTGACATTACCAGCATCGATTCCCGTGATATTAGCGCCATCACCATAAAATTGAGAAGCGCTTATATTAGTGGATGCACTTAGTTCACCAGTTACGCTAAACTTTGAAGCAGCATAGCTAAGTTCTGAGATGCCCTTTATTTCTGTTGAAGAAGCACCTCCAGCGATCAATCTGTTTGTGGAATGATTTGTGTATGATGTGATTGTGCCACCTACATTAGTCAAGCCAGTGCCATCACCAAAAAAGAAAGAAGCCGAAACTTTACCAGAACCAGACAACATTACATCAGCCGATGAATTTATTGTATTAGCGAATGTTTTCGTTCCACCAATTGTTTGGTCGTCCCAATCATTTACTTGGTTTTCAATCGTTCCAGATACATCTCCCTTAAAGGAAGCATTTTTACCCATTATGTTATATGACATTTTTTTACCTCGCGCTATCCATAATTAGGCTTTTGATAATAAAAAGGGAGGTTGCCCGAAGGCAACCTCCACAAAATATATAGGATGATAATCCAATCGAAAGATTAGAAGATTCTCCAATCATTTGCTTCAACGTAAACACAAGAAACCGCACCGAATGGTGATTCGATACGAATTTGAGTTTCATTTATATCAATCTTGTGACTACCGGCAGCAGCGATAATGATGTTCGCATCATTTGTTAGGTTTCTGGCCTTAATTCGTACAACATCACCAACAGTTGGAGATGCTGGAAGAGTTACTGTAACGTCTGAAGAGAAGTCAGCATCAGCATAGTTAAAGCCTTCTACAGCAGTGTGGTTAGTGGTAAAGTCTGTAATATTGTTAGACTGAACGGAAAGAACACCGCTTGAAGCAGCAAGACCAGCACCAGCCATTGCAGTAACAAGGTCTTCGATAGATTCTTTCTTTGTTGAGTTGTCAGTCCCATCAATAATAGCAATCGAGTCAGCACCAACATCAACACTAGCAGCAGCCAAGTCATTCAGGTCAAGAGCTACATTGTTTGCACCTACATTAAGACCACCGTTACTAGCATTAACGATGTTGATTACAGAACTAGTAGCAAGTGTACCAGCACCAGCAAACAATGTTGCAAGGTCATGAATAGCATCTTTTCTAGTTACATTACCACTACCAGTATCGATAAATGTAAAGAAGTCACCATCTGCAACGGCACCAGCGGTCAATTCATTGAGATCAAGAGAGAGCTCTGAGATTGAATCAGCACCACCAGCGAAAGTAAGTCCGTCACCAGCAATTGAACCAGTAATACCAACATGGTCTGAAGCGATTTTGACAGCACCAGAAACTTGAACTGCAAGAACAGCACTTGAAGCAGCAAGACCATCACCAGCAAACAATGTTGCGATATCGTCAATGCTTTCTTTGTGGGTACCATTGTCAGTTGAGTCAACAAAACTGATGAAGTCACCAGAAGCGATTGCCTCTTGAGTCAACTCATTAAGATCAAGAGCCATAACAGAAGAAGCAGCAGAAAGACCATAACCAGCAAAAAGAGTAGCAATATCAGCGATTGCTTCTTTCTTTGTAGAGTTATCTGTAGCGTCTTCCATAACAATAAAGTCACCGTCAGCGATTGCAGCTTGAGATAATTCATTAACATCTAAGGCGAGAACGCCACTTGAAGCGTCAATACCAACACCAGCTATAGCAGTGGCGTAAGCCGACATTGTAACCGACTTCATTTCATCTGAGGCGTTATCGTCGATAAAAATAAATTTATCAGCGTTAACGTCAATGGTACCTGCACTAAATACAGAAGCAAGTTCGGTTGAATCAACAGCAAGACTAGAAATAGAATCAACACCACCAGCGTGAGATAAACCAGCACCGGCGATTGAACCAGAAATACCTACTTTACCAGTAATACCAGAACCTACTTTCAATGCACCAGATACTTCAACTTCCATAACAGCACTTGAAGCACCAAGACCAGCACCAGCAAACAATGTTGCGATATCATCGATAGTCTCTTTCTTTGTTGAATTATCAGTAGAGTCTACAAGTGGTAAAAAGTCACCAGATGCAATCTGTACTGCTGTCAACTCATGAAGATCAAGAGAAAGAACACCACTTGAAGCACCAAGGCCGTTACCAGCAACCGCAGTCATAAGGTCAGCGATAGATTCTTTTCTAGTGCTATTGGCACCAGTCGAGGTATCAACGAAAGCAAACTCGTCAGCAGCAACGTCAATTGCACCAGCAACCAATTCGTCTAAGTCTAGGAAAAGAGAACCAGCAGCAGCATCAATACCATTACCAGCAGCAAGAGCAGAAGCATAATCTACAAGAGTATCTCTTTGTAAAACACCAGATGCATCATAGTATACAATTGAGTCAGCATTAACAGTAATAGCAGCCTCCGAAATCAAACCAGCAACACCACTGTTGGTAACATCCATGACACCAGTGCTCTGATCAAAGTCAAGAGCTGCACCAGCAAGAGTGTTCATTACAGAACCACTTAGCTTGTCGTGTACGTGAAACGCAGTACCACCAGTGCTAGCATCTGCGATATCTAATTTACCAGTTTGTGTAGTTCCATCAAAACCTAGCGAGGCTAAGAATTGACCGGTGCCGAAAGCTGCTTCGACACCAATTGAGTGGTTACCAGAACCAGAGACGCTAATATTGCCCTCTTGTTCAACAGCACCACTTAAGCGAGCGGTAGGACCGCCCTGAAATAAGTAAGCCATAATTTATATCCTCCATAAAAACGCGCCATGGCGTATGACCCCGATCAACACAAGGTTTCAGAGATCATTGGCGCTTAATTAAATAGGATTCAATAAGCTCAAAATGACATTAAAATAGAAAGAATTTATTACTTCCGTTTGAATATAGGTTTACCGCTCCGTAGGGCGATTCAATAATGAAACTTGTTTGTCCGTCAATTGTATCAGAGCCTTGCACTTGAACTATGATATTAAAATTAGAAGCATTACCAGATTCATCTTTTATGCTGAAGGTTTGTCCGCTAGGGCACTGAATTGAGAACGGTAATGTAACCGTTATGGATGCTGTATGATTGCATCCAATAAAATATTCTCCTGTTGTTATTGTGTGGTGACTAGTAATCGAGTTTCTTGCATGAATCATTCCGCTATTAGCAGTAAACCTATTTGAACCGGGATCAAATAAAAAATTAGAATGTCCTCTAATATTCCTTTCGTCTCCGGCTAATCCTGTGGTGGTGTCTTTAAAAAACACAATTCTGTTCTCTTCGGCGTTCGATTGCCCTATGTGACTAACATTGGTTAAATCAGTCCCATCACCGTCAATATCTCCAACAAAGGTACCACTTAGAATAGGCGAAAGACCTATTGGGTTGGCTACCTTGCCTGCTACAAAGTTGAATGACATTTAATTCTCCTCTGTATTATTTAGAACACGAACCACCCATTCAGCCCATCAGCATATAAAGAAATGGCGGCGTTGTTACCATCTTTGATCTCATAGTTTCCATTTCCATCAATAAGATTAGGAGATGATGCAGTTATCGAAATCATGTCAACGGCAGGTCGTCCGCCATTAGATCCAGTTGCAAAGCTTCCCCATTCATCTTTTATAATTATAACTTTACCCGCTCCCACAACAGAAGAGGATGGCAAAGTTATACTAACAAAGTCACTAGATGAAACACCAATAATATAGTCTGATGTGGACACGGTGTGAGATGCAGCGGTTAATTTTAGATAACCTAACCTTAAGCCTCCTGAGACCTCAAGACTTCCAGTGAACTGGTGTACATCATCAGCAGAGTCACCAAACTTGGTGTCACCTGAGGCAGACAGATTGATTACATTTTTATTTGTGACTTCAATATTCATGAAGTTAGCATTAATAGTACCACTAATGTTTAGTGTACCGGTCATATTTAGTGTGTTGCTATCTGGCAAGAATACAAGGTTATCAGAACCAGATAATTGAGCCGAACCAGAGTGAAACTGTAAAGAGCCAGTTGGCCCTACAGCTACTGCGATTTCATCCTCGCATTGTATGTAAGCCCATCCGAACTCACCCATTAGCCTACTCCGACAGAACCAGACCAGTTAGAACCAGATGGGCCAATATTGTCTATTCTAGACACGGGTATATTTGTAAGACCAGCGATTACAGTAACGCCGTTTGCCTCACCATCACCTAAAAACAATTGAGAGAGTTTTAATTCAAATCTCGGAGTCGTAGTATTTGGCTTTATCGCATAGTTAAAATTACCGCTTATACCTGCTGCGCCTTGAGCGCTGAAGCCTATGTTTAAATCAGGCGCTTGGGCTGATGAAGCGGAGTATGATATAACCACCCATCTTGTTACAAAAGGAAAATCAATCTGGTATCCTGAGGTTGGATCAAAGCTTGAAGTTGCAAAAGGTATACCACTCACTTGGTAAGAGCCAACGTTATTCAGCCCTGCTGTATAAATGTTACTAATAGACATTTTTAGTCTCCCATCGTATTAAATAGTTTATCTTCTTCGTTTTGCCATCTCTTTTCGATGGCGAGCAATCGCTCTTTTTTTGGCTAATCTTTTTTTAACCGAGGGTTTTTGGTAATGTCGGCGATCTCGAACATCTTGGATTATACCAAGCTTCTTGCATTTTCTAGAAAACTTTTTAACAGCCCTTTCGACAGATTCGCCTTTTCTTATTTTATATTCGTAGTTGTATCCCATTATTTCTTCTCATTCATTTTAGACCATATGGCCGTTGTTTTATTTAATAAAGCAGATATATCAACTCCCGGATCATTTGGTGCAACGCCTTGCAGGGCGCCTTGTCCTTGGGAGCCAGCATCAGCTGGGGCAGGAGTTGTTCCTTCAAAAAGATTTACATTATTATATGCGTCTTGAGACATTGATGACATAAGAATTTTTTTTCTTTCGTTCAATCTTGATTTTGCCTCTTCTTTTGTTTCCAAACGATTAATCTGTTTAGTTTCTACTATTGGCTGTGGGCTTGTAACACCGGTGCCTTTCATAACCTCGGCAATAATAGAAGAAAGAGTACCATCTTCAAACATTACTTCTTTGATGCACTCTTTTATTAAAGGCTTAAGAACTTTTTTCAATTCACTTTTTTTCATTTAATCTCCCAAGATCTTGGTAAATAGATTATCAATCTTGTTTTCTTTGTTTTCTCGCATCCGTATTGGGGCGCTCTTGTTTTCTGGATAAACAAAAGCGTCTGGTGTTGAAGGCTCGGAAACAATATCAAAGCAAATGAGTTGAAAGTCTTGTTCTACAATCGTTTTACCCATGCTTTCTCTTACTGATCCGAGACCACGAGATGAGATCCCCAGTTTTACACCAGAATTAATAAGCCCCTTGACTGTTTGCCCTGAAGGGGTATCAAGAATTTTCATTTTACCCATAACATCTTTGCCCTCCCACCAGCAGTCAACAACCATGTGAGATACATTTTTAAGATTAACAACTGAGTCATCTGGGTGGTCGAGTTCTCCGCAAGCACGATTGTCTTGAACAATTTTTTTATAATTGTCTATCTCGCGCTTTAGAACCTCGTAAGGATAAACACGGCCATTTCCATTCTGCTTATCAGCAGTTTGGATACGTCCGGTTAAATACATAGCTCCGTTAGCGATCTCTTTCTTCTCTCTTTCCGTGAGAAGATCGGGACACATACCATCGGGGCATAATTCATAAAATTCTGTTAATAGTTTTTTAGACATATTGTGTTCTCAAAAAATGCGGGTCTTTCCCGCCCGAGTTAAGATCCGCTACAACAACGACGAACCGGTTGTAACATCCATTTCTTAGTCATCATTTTTAGCTCCTTTATTTATTTTAATGCCATCATCATTCACAAGCATGCTTATAAAATATGATGTACCTGATGCAATCCATCCACAAATTAAAAAGTTTGCGAATGTATAATCAAATGTAAATAGTTCTGTAAAGCCATTTAGCGTAAATAAAAGGGCTCCAACCCAAAATCCCATGCACATAGGACAGTGCCATACTTTACCCCATCCACGATAAGCATCTTTAGCGGGTCGAATCTGATCAAAGATTGATCCATAGACAAGGATTTGAGTCAATCCGTATGCGGTTAATATAAACCATAGCCATCCGGCGTCAAATTCCAAGAAATTAACATTCATTTCTACTCCTAATAGTAATAACCAGCATAAGGATATGCGCCAAAGACATATGGTAGTATTGATCCTTTTTGCTCTTCCTCTGGTACTTTTCCTAGTTCTGTTGAATCATCAGGATCAGGCTCAGACAAATAATTATCATACATATTCTCGTAATCTTCCACAGTTTCAAAATATGGTCTCTCGCTTTCGATCCATTCAGAAATCTGGTTTAACAATAAAGGCAATTGCATATCTTTTTGACTTGGGTCTTTTACCTCAAGAAGTTGACCCTCTAGAGATCCATAAACATTTCCGCCTTGAACGGTGTCAAAAGCAATCACCCCTTTTTTTCTAAGGCGCTCCATCAATCTTGATGAGGTACCATAGACCACATCAGTAGCCAAATCTTTTGCAAATGTAACTACTTTTTGTTTTTCTTTCATAATGACGATATCGATGTCTGGGTGATCGAATATCATAAGGTCGCCATTCATGGATTCTCTGATATTTAATTTAAATTTTATTTCGTGAAGAAAAGGATTATTTATAGTAACGCCAACTTTGGAAGTATCATCAACTTTCACGGAAATATTAGTATCTATAAAAGCCGGTTGTGCTACACCATCAATCTTAACATTAATCGGCATTTTTTGTTACCTCATGCACTAAATCTTGAATGAAAAACAAATCTCTAAGCATTTGTTCGTCAATACGTCTCTCACTAAAACCATTCAGTTTATCAACAACTTTTGATGCATTATTAGAATATTGCGATTCGTTTAAAGTTTGTAAAGTTGCGCGAAGGCGATATACCTCCTCGTTTATAAAGGTTTTGAGACCAACACCATTGTCTGAGAAAGAAATAATAAAGTTTGTAAGAAGATCTCTCTGCTCTTTCCTCAAAGACTCACCGTACGTTTCGTTGAATTTATCGACAAAAGTTTTGTAAGTAAGATTATCCACATGCTTCATTTTAGATTCTGTTAGTTTTTCTTGGCGGAACTGAACGACTCTGTTTTCAATAAGTAGGCGCTTCTTCGCAGCAAGCTTGCCTTGATTAAAAAATAAACCTGCGGTTGCCACGTTCTTGTAATTTGGAAGGAAGTTAGACCAAATGGCTGGGTTAAAAGATTCGTTCATCGTTTTGATAAGTTTAGTCTGAGCGTTAAAGACTGCTTTGCGATCAAGGCTGTCAAAGTCTTTTTTTATTTCATAAATCATCCTAAGTGATCGTGAGTATTCTTGCTCTCCTGTTCCCTCTAAAAGAGATTTGTAAATGTCAAGTTCTCTTTTAAGTATTGTTCCGTCTTTAAAGTTTTCTTTAATAATCTCGATCAAGCTGTTCTTAGTCGATATATCATTTCTCACGATTGCTTTTGTTAGTTCTTTTACTAAGCACTCGTAAAGAAAAGCGGTATTTCTTTTCTTATTGTGTTTCATGCTCATCTTCCTTGATTAAACTTTCTAATAATGTTTTCACATCATTGCTAATGGTAAATAGTTTTTCTTCTTCCAAACTATCAGATTTTTGTGCTTCCTCGTACATCCCTTTGGTTAGAGAGTCTAGGCCACCAAATCCAACCTTGCCCGGAAATGTTGTTCTAGCGGTTGAACCTCGCACTTCTCCTCCGGTTGCAATGTTAGTAATTTGTTGACCTCTGCGAGCCTTGCGAGGTTTATTTTTCATCTCGTATTTGCCTCTAGGTTTTGCGTCATCATTTCGTTTTGCGGGTGGTTCAGCGAGAAGAGTTGGTTCTTCTTCGTCACCAGCGGGCGCTTCATCTGGTGTGTCCTCAGCAGCATCACCAACATCACCAAGATCAAGATCTCCACCACCGCCGCCTTCATCGCCGCCAAGGTCAAGATCTCCAAGTCCACCACCAGCAGACTCAACTTTTTCATCAGGCTGACCGGCAGACTCAAGCGCCGCAGCAAATTTTTTATCATGAAACATTTCTCGTTGGTTTCGTATAAACTCATCGGCTGACAAACCGAACATGTGTTCTGCGATCCAGCGCTTTGAGAAGAAGCCATCAGTCGCTGCGCTAGCAACATCAAACTTTTGTTTCCAGTGCTCTAGTTCTTGTAGTTCGGCAATCTTTGATGGATTATTGAGAGATAACTTGAAAGACAATAAGTCATCACCACGGAAGCCAAGAGTAAATAAGTGGATGATACCAATCTTTTCAAGCTCGGATATTGCAACTCGCTGTAATCTCTGAATCGTTCTTGCAAATCGAATATCTTTTTGAGCGAGGGTTGTTTTATCTTCTGTTGCACCTTCACCCATAGAGAGATATGATTGAGGAATTTTTAGCGCCGAAAATAATTTATCGCGAAGATACTTTACGTCTTCAATACCACCATTGTACGAGGAGCCGGGTAGATTAGAAATGTCAGAAGCAGTGCCTCCACGAACAGGTATAAAATAATCTTCTTCAATTGAAAGCGGATTATATCGCAAATCAACACGTCCTGTTTTTTCATTTACAATTTGGTGACGCTTCATTTGTGTCATAACCTTTTGCATATACTGCTCTACGTCTTCAGGGGCTATGTTACCGACATCGATTTTAAAGAGTCGCCTTTCTGGTGCTCGGACAATACGGTAAGCCATCATAGCATCTTCAAGCATTGTAAGCTGTCGCCAGATACGGCGAGCGGGTTCAAGAACAGAAGTTCCGTATGGAGCAAACTTATCATTACCAAGAATACGAAAATGAGCCACTTGCCAATTCTCAAACGTCATACCGCCTGAGTTCCATTGGAATTGTACGTAATTTGGATTTTCTGGGTCTTCACCCTCAAGTCTCTCTACTTCTTGCGCTGGTAGTCCAATGCAGTTCTGTATTCCCATGGTGTCGTCAATATCTAGATATAAAAATAAGTCTCCATACTTACACATCGTGCGACACCACCCAAAGAGATTATAGTCAATATTTAAAACTTTATGATAAAGGTTTTGAAGCAAATATGATATTTCCTCATTGGAACACCTGATATTTAACATCGGCTGCAATGCAGAATGAGTTGTCATTTCATCTGCATATATGTCTAATGATGACGCTATCTCGGGAGTGTACTCCATTTCATCAAAATCTATATATCTCTCTGCCCTATTTCTATTAGCAAACATTGCCGCATTAAGTTGCGTCATAGGTGAGTAGCTATCTGCTTTCTTAAAATGTTTTCCGGATGGATTGCGAAACTTCTTAGCGTAAATGTCTAAGTGTCTCCGCCGTAGTTGCCTACCAGTTTGAGTTCTTCTGGTTGTTATGGGACCAGAAAATAATCTTGTTAGTGATTTAAATAATTCACTTCTCTCATTATTGGGGTTTCTACCTTTGTTTATTTTATTACGTGGAGCCATTTTTTATCCTTTATAAATCCAAAGAAAGTCTTTTTTTTGTTGAATTTCGTCACGATATTTTTCAGTGAATGATTGAGAATAGCCATCTTGGCCTTTGATAGCAGTATTCATTTTGGTGTTCGCCATAATCATGCCGCCCATCATTGCTTTTTTATAAGCGACATCTCTTTGATCTATCTCTATCGCTGTATCTCTCACCCAACAAGCAATAGACAGGGCCATAACCAAATCGTCATGATATGATCGCATTGCTTGTGGTCTCCCATTGTGCCAAATAAAAGTTTTAAATTCATGAAAAAGTCGCGAAGATTTAATAGTAATTAGTCTGTTTCTTATGTAAGCTTCCATTTTTGCTACAATAAGGGGCCTTGTCTTAGATGAGTTTGTAAATCCCGGAACCGAGTTTGACATGTATTCTGCTTTATGTCTCTCGACGTATTCGTGTGTTCCCTTTACAGAATAATAAAGATTTGGATACTCTTTGTTGATAAGTTTCTCAAGAACTGATATGCCTATACCATTATTCTCAACAACTAGAAGACAATTTCCGTATTCTCGACCAGCATCAAACAAAATGTCTGCGTAATGATCTAGCGTTGGTTTTCCTTGGTATTCTGCGACGACTTCCATGGTCTCCAATTTAATGATATGAAAAACAGAATAATCTGCTCCATCACCACGAGCAACGTCAGCAACAAGCAGATATTTAGAATCATCTTGGTATTTCTCCCAAATCCAGAAGTTGCGATCGAATCCTGTCTTGTAAATAGGATCGCAGACGCAGGAGTTCGCCCATTCCATGTCCTCTGATTGCAAAACGGTTTCGCCTGATGAATTAAAGTTGCACTCAAGCTCTTGGGCGATTTGGCGTTTTGACATATTTTTTGTTTCATTTCTGAACCACGCCATATCTCTCTCTGGATGTACGTCCCATGGTAGATTAACAGATTTAAAATCATTCTGATTATCGACAGCATCGACATATGTTTTATGAAACCAGTTGCCAACACCATTGGGTGTGCTAAGAGCAATACATCTACCGCCTGTAGATAGTGTGGGGTAGAGTGCAGTCCAGAGTTCATCTAGTCCGTCAACAAAAGCCGCCTCGTCTATCACAAGAAGCGAGAGCGCTTCTGAACGACCGGCGTCTCCAGAGGTGGACGATGCTTTGATCTGAGATCCGTTAGACAACTCAAATGAAGTTCTGTTATCAATTGCGATATCGGTGATCCGAATCCAGTCAGGCAGGTTCTTCATAATTGCCTTTACTTTTTTTACGAGGTTTGCAGCAGTTGCAAACTTAGTTGCAAGCACCATTACATTCTTATCACGATGAAATAAGATAAGCCAGACAATGTAGGCGGCAGTAATCGTTGAGATGCCTAACTGTCTGGCTTTTAGGATAACCGTGAAACGGAAATCATTAAAATCTTGCAATAGATCGTCTTGGTATGGGAAAGTATCAAATTTTATAAGTCCCTTTTGGGGATGAGAAATACGACAATACGTATTAATAAAGTAAACCGGATCTTTACCCGATTTTACAATTTCTTTTACAATATCTTTTTTTGATAACTCAAGACCCATTATTTCCTTGTATCGTTAGGTGGACGCTTAGTGGAGGCTTGTTCTAAAAACTTTTTTGTAATGTCTCGAACTGTAGGCTCTGAAGGTTGCTGTATGCCATCTGCATTAACTTTACCAATTTTGTAAGTGCAGTGTGCTTGCACCCAAGAATGAATACGAGATGACGACTGAACCAAAATATCTGACTCTCCTTGCTTAGTAAGAGAGACTGACTCGCCTGTAATTGCTTTATATTCTTTTTGAAGAAATTTTTTGATTTCATTTAGTCTTCTATCGATCTCATTTTCAAAACCACCAGCATAGACTTCTTTGAGTTTTATTTCTGATTGATAGGAGATTATAAGATTAGGACCCGAGAATCTAACTTTGAATCCATCCATAACTCTGCGGTCGAGGATAGGATCTCCCTCTTCTCGTTGCAGCTTGGCAATGCGAGCCCGACCATCGTCGTTATAATTTTCCATGTGAGCACCATCATATGCTCTAGAAGCGGCTTGGGATAAGCCCTGAATAATTTCTAATGTTGTTGCCATTGTTTAGTCCTCATCATCGTAAAAGCGTGGATCGTCATCGACTTCCTGATCTTTCATAGCATCTTTAATTTTCATGGCGGTGGCAAGTACACCACCACCTAGAATAGCAGGAGAGAGTTCCACTCCCATTTTGGTAAGTGCTTGTAGAACTAACATAATGTTTTCTGGTGTTATATTCTCGATACCTTCGTCTAATTCTTTTGGAACCCCGACAGCCTTGGCTGCCATCACAATCGCATCTTTATTTTCTTCGAGTTCCTCTTCGATCAACGTAGTTTCTGACATGCTGTCAAGCTCTTCTTTAATGATGCCTTTTAGAAGTTTAGTTGTTAGTCTCATTATTTGGTCTCCAGCCAGTTTTCCATCTATCCTCTCGACCCTCGACCCATTGAATATAACAATTAAAACAACAATCAAACTTTGTAAAATAAAGATCGTCTTGTGATTTTGTAGTATAAATAGAACAAACAGGACAGGAACGATTAGAATCACTAGTAAGTAGTTTTTTTGGTATGAAAACACCATTTACTTCTTTCTTATCGTAATCTTCTTCTTGTTTCTGATTTTTATACAGTTCTTTTAATTGAGAAAAATATTCCTCGTCTTTCTCTTCGGTCCATGTTTTTTTTGGATTCTGGACTGTTTCTTCGCCATACCTCTTTGCAATCGCCTGCTCTATCTTGATTGCATAGTTTGGGTCTTTTGACATTATCCCTCCGACTTTTTCTGCCACTCGTATGAATTTTGATCTTTGCTTATTGGTCCACCGGCAGCCCATGTGTAACACGCTCTAGCACTATGACACTTAAAATGATGCATCCAGCAGTAACCCAAATATCCCTCTGCGTCTTCAATTGGTTCTGATACGGGTCCGGGCAAGCATTCAAGCATTCTTGGAGAAATATCAAATGCTATACAATTAGCGCACCTTGAGTCTTTCGCTACATCTGGTGTAGTATTCCAATGTTCTGCTGCTCTGTCCCAGTAAGCCTCATCTGATAAATTAAGAGGCCCATATTGAATATGCTTTGCTTGTATGGCAGCATTTCTATTCTTTGTATTTAGCTCCAGATCTTGAGTGGCCTTGGGGCAAACCATTTCCATAATCTGATTTACTGCTTTTTGTATTCTTACTTTGATCATCGCTTAGTCCTTTACAGAATAATAAATCCCCAACGATGTTAGAGTCCCAACAGCAAAACCTGTTGAAACCCAAAGAAATGTTCTTGCGGGCTTATATTCACTCCTTAAATAGTCTATTTCTTGTGATTGTGACTCAATTACTGCATTTGCCCTTTCAAGCTTACCCTCAAGCGAAATCTGCATGATCTGAAAGTCGTAGTTCCATTTGGCTTGCGCTTTCTCTAATTCAAAGTCAACCTCGATAGAGCATGCCTCCTCGATCGACTTCTTGTCCACGATTAGATTTGCCACCGCATCATCGTTAAATAAACGACCAGAAAACGGAGCAGGTTCACCCTTTGTGAGTTGAGTGAATTGTGGTTCGCCAAAAGCCAGCGAACATAATAATAGTAAAATCATATTTCCTCTATGTTAAACTGTTCTTTTAAGATACGATCAACCTCATCGGGATCACTCTTAGCTTTTTTAATTAATTTTTTTACTTCCTCGGCCTTTTGCTTCTCAAGCTCAGAGGATGCTGCGGCCTTCTTTGTTTCTGCCGCTTCAAGCGCTTTATCATAGGTCTTACGAGCTTTTTCCCGTTTATCGATTTCTTTCTGATATGAGTCTTCAATTTGTTTCCTCTCTTTTTCCCACTGAGCAGTAGCCAAGTCTCGGTTAAGTCTTAATTTTCTTTGTGCTCCCTTACCCAATAAATAACATACCAACATAGCACCGAGAACCACAAGCCACCTCCAGTGATTTCTCACGAAGGAGCAAGTTAGTTCCCAATGCTTTTTAATTACGAGAAGTGTCACTATCTACCATGTCTCCACGCTTTCATTGTGTCAACAGCAGATTGTCCGCCAATGTAAACAATAGCAATTAGACCCCAAGTATCAGAATCAAGACCAGCGGTTGCAAGAAGATAAGTGGCTGTTCCAAATACTAATAATTTACGAGAAACTATTTTACCGAGAACAGTGTCAAGTAGACCTCCCTTGTTTCCCAAAGCAGCAACACCTTTGATAGTAGAATCTGCGACTCTTCTTAATCTACCTTTGGCTTGTTCGGCAGCGAGTTCGCTAATTCCCTCTGTAGCATCACCAATCTTTTCTTTTATATCTTCTAGACTCATAAGTTTACCCTCGCATAGCCACCTTTCTTTTGAATGTCAATTGTTTGATCGACACAATCTTTGAGACTATCAAGGTGAGAGATAAGCAAGACAGTTTTGAATTGAGACTTAATCATCTCAAGCATCTTGACAAATCCGTCCATATGTTCTTGATCCAAAGCAGTGGCTGGTTCGTCTAGTATAAATAGTTCACTTTTAGGCAAATTGGTTATAGAAATTAAAGATAAGCGTATTGCCATCGCTGATAACGTCTTCTCTGCTCCTGAGCCCATAGACAATGGTCTTGCGTCATATTTTGGGTGCTTAAGCATAATATCTAAAGACTTTCCGTTGTCAACGAAGAACACCTCAAAGTCAACAATTGAAGTTAAAACTTTTGCAATCTCCTCATTGATTATTGGAAGCATCTGTCGGATTACATTGTAAGCAATACCGTTGGGATGCATACACTGAAGAAACAAATCAAGAGCAATAAATTCTTTTTCTTTTGCCTCAAGCTCTTCTTTACGTTCTTGATATGAAACGATTGCTTGTTGGGTCGAGCCCTTCTCAATAAAGAACTCTTGGAGCGCTGCTTCACATTCTTTTTGTTCTCCAGATAGTTTTGATCTCGCACGAGAGTATTCGTCTCGCTTAGCAAGAAATGCTTCTTTGTTTTCAATCGCTTCTCGGTTCTCCTCATATAAGTCACGAGATGCAACCAAACCATCAAGAGCGGTGTTGTTGATCTGAATTTGTTTATTGTTGCTTTCTACCTGTAATGCATCTCTCTCTATCTCTGTTTGTAAAGAGTCTCGACGTGATACAACTTCATGATAGGAGGTAATTTTATCTTCAATGTCCTCAATATTTAACTCGGAAATCTTAGCATCGATATTCTCCGCTGTCATCTTTAGATTAGACATCCGTCCTTTGAGATCTTTTAATCCAGCCTCTGCTTTCTTTGCATCTTTAACAAATTTATTATTAGTGCAGAACCTACAATCAGGATCGTACTCATGATTGTCAAGCATCTTA